CCCTACAAATCTTCTGGAAATCCAACGAAGGCATCGTGATACGACTTGCGAACTCTGTCTCAGGCATCACAATATCGGAATCATCGCGATCCAACAAATTCAACTTATAACGTATTCTACGTTTCTTCTCTCCATTCTCCAAGGTAATCGTCAAATGATTGGAATCGGATTTGGAGACGGAGAAAGTAATTGTATCTTCATTGGTGACTGTTTTTACGATACGATAGAAGTGTTCGGTATTCAATCCCACATCTAATTTGGCGCTATCGTGATTGTATTCATAATGTTCAAACTTGTTCGCATACAACCTCATATGGGTCAATACAGTACGAGTGTTATCCATCGCAATCATACGAATACCATCCTTATCAAACACCAGAGACATCTCCACCAACATAGATTTCAATCCCTCAGCAAGAGTTCGTATAGGGGCAGTTTGAACTGTCTTTGCCACTACTAGGTCGTCGCTCATTTGTATCTACCCTCGGCGAGTCGTGAAAGTATCTTTACGCATTTGTAAATGAAACTTTCGTTGATCGCAGCGATTCTTTCCATCTTAGCAACCTTTCCTCAGCTCTACAGAACTCTTGAAACAGGATTGCTTCGTGATCATCACGAATACACAATGGTATTGTCGCTTCTCGCCAATCTTCTGTTGTTGATATACGGATATCAAACAAAAGATATTGGGATTCTTATAATTGGTTTGTGGTTTGTGATGTATAACAGTGTTCTTCTTTCTTACAAGTTACTTTGATTTCACAACGAAGGGATAGACAAACAACACCACTAATATTCCTAACACTGCGATATCAAAGGTTCGAATGATTTTCTGATACTTTAGAGGCAACTCTTCGTATTCTTGAAAGTAGCCAGGAGGTTTGAACCATCCCGACATCCAACCTAACAATGTAGGTTTAAATCGATCATTGCAGTCGTAGATCACATCATACCAGGCCATCAGAATATACGCTACTGTGGCTAACAAAAAAGCCATAACAATGCGATGTGCGAGAGCTACAGGATGAGGCAACCAATACACTGCGAGCACAAACGCAGAAAACACCAAACATTTCGGGTTCAAGTATAACGGAGTTCCAAAGAGACCACCTCCCATTGTCTACTCATAGAGAAAGCATTACCGGACATAGCGAGATAAAGGATTGGATAAATAAGCAACATTGACGCCATTTAAAACAAGTTGTCTAGCATAGAGTGAATCTTCTAAAAATTTACAGGAAGGGTTCTCATCAAATTGAAATCTATCAAATACTGATTTTCGCAGAGTTACGTGGGCGTGTTGAATATGATTTCCCAGTACATAAATTCCTAAATGTATTGGATCAGTTGTTGTTTCATTCAAGAGAAGACAGGGATTCTCGATCTCTTGAAATGGATCATTTTTCTCTGAAAGTTTCTTAGGTTCATAACTGTGATAAATGGCTTCTACTTCAGGATGATCTGAAAATACAGATTTTACATATTCAATTCGTTTTGGATGTATTAGGTCATCCCCATCTATAAAGCTAATCAGATCTGTATTCAATCGTGAAGCAGCTCTGTTTCGATTCTGAGATGGATTCAGTTCATCCATTGTATATTGAACAACAACAGGAACGGAATTGACTTCAAATTCATCATTCTTCTCTTCATGAAAGGAAGAACAACTGACAGAAATTCTATCAGGTTTTACAGTTGAAGTCGTAATGTTGTCTAAAAGAAATTCTAGTAAGGGAAGATGTTTTACATAAGTAGGAATTGCAACTCCCAAAGACATTTTATCACTTTGTATAAATTATGAAGAGTAGCGAGTAAACGGCAAGAATTCCTAGGAAGCCAATCATATCATCGGAATAATTGTTATCCAAATATTCCATCAGCAACACAGCCGATGCTACCATTGCCGAATCGGCAAGAATAATCTTCCATCCTCCTTCTCCTGAGTATTTCTTGAACAAATCAATGATCTTATTTTGACCCTCTGGAACACCACGAATAATTCCGATGTAAAAGAGAATATCGTGAAGAACCTGAATAACAACTGCTATACCGACCAATGTAAATCCACTTGCATCGGGATAAATCAATTTTGCTAGGGCAATCCCTAGTACGATAATCAAGACATCAGAACCTACCGCAACAACTCCGAAATCACGATACCATTCTCCAAGTGTTTTCGTCAAAGGAAAAATCTTAGACAACACGATAACTACGAAATCCACCCACGCAGTAGCCGTCAATAAAGAGACCCATTCAATCATTTATACTTTTGTGATATTTACTCTTCATCGCTTTCACTTTCAGCACCACCTTTCTTGGGTTTGACAACTCCGAACTTCCCTTTGCGTGTCTTGTATCCTGCCTTTTCAAGACGCTTCTCTTTCTTGGCTTTCATCGATTTCTTACGAGAAACAATACGACCGTTCTTGTTGTATTTTAAGTCCTTCTTGGTAAGACCTCCACTGGTGTGATGTGCTGTTCCGTGCATAACTTGAGCACGAGAACCTACTGCTTTTCCGTGTCCTGATCCTGTCTGTGTTTCTTCCATTTGTATCTATCGTTGAGAAAAATGAAGAAAGGGAAGGGAAACATTTCCAGAAATAGAAGATACATTCGGCGTAAACGAATAGATAATAGGAAAAGGTTTATACAACTCAATGTAATCTCCTTTCCATCGATATAACCATTCTTCACGGTCTGCTTTTACTCCATCAATATAGTGATAAATAGGACGATTTGGATCAATCTTGAATTCGGTTTTCAATAATCGAGATGCCATCAATCGTTTTGAAAATTCGTGGTCTTCTGTGTTGCGAATATCTTTATATCGTAGTTGACGAACAATTGAAGTTTTAATAAGGTTCATAGGCGATATTGTACGAATGAATCGTTCAGCAGTTTCTGCCCATTCGATGTAATCCATAGAATGATGGAATAATTTATTGAACTTTCCCTTCATATAGTGAGCACCTACAAATGAAGCACAGTCGTAATCAATTCCACTTTGAATCATAGGGACAAACGATCTTAAAAAATAAGGAGCAAGCACATCGTCATCATCTACAAAACAGTGATATTTACCATTACAGCGATCCATCAAGACATTTCTCTTTTGACCTAAAGTAAGTTCTCCATTATCAGATTCCCAAAGGACTTCTACTTTGATTTCAGGACACTCGCGAATCTGTTTTTGTACTTCCGCAAGGACTTGTTTAAATAACCGTTCTCTAGGTTTCATTGTAGGAATTAAGATGCTAATATCCATCTTTGTTTATAAGATATTTAGTTATCTAAATTTAATAAACGGTAATAAAGTTGGTTTTTCTTTTTCAACAAAATCATCGGGCATCAATCGTTGATCCATAACAACCATACCACAAAACGCCCTCACCGACCACTGAAATGGAAATTGAATCGCGTGTTCACCCTCAAACTTACGATCGTTGCTGTAATGAACAAGAAGCTTAGATTTTATTTTGGGATAAATACAGTCGCATAGAAAATTCTGATCGTGTCCAAAACCGTAATCTTTTGATTGAAATTTCGCATATTCTTCTTGAATACGAATACCAGATGATTTGCGAATCCCCCATAACCCTCCCATCATAAAGGATGTATGCATTCTATTATCACGAATGACATGTGCATCATATTCAGAATGGGCCATAAAATCACGAATAGCCCACCTATCTTTCCAGAAAACACGACTATCAGCATCTCTTACGAACATAACATCTACATCGGCTTCATCAATGGCATAAAACCGGTGAATCATATTGATAGGTCCGTTGACACCTGTTTCACGAAGAACAACATTTGAAAACTGTTGGAGAGTCTGTTTCATTTCAGGTGTTATATCCGGCGAAATGTATACATAAACTTTCCAATCGGGGAATTCTTGATGAACAATCTGTATGTTTTCAATCATTCCTGGATAATAACGCGGGTTGTTTGGCCCGTAGATACAAAAAGAAAATACATTTACCATTGTTCTTACAATTATACATAATGAATGTCCGGTTTTTAAATGGTAAGTTTGTTCCTGTTAACAAAACTATAGCATTCGTAACCTTTTCTAACGGCCGTTATCTTGGATTTGAAAGAGATTTCGAGAAGTCCATTCTGAACATTTATCCTGACGCAAGCGTCTTTTGTTTCCACGATTTTGCGGAGATAGGAAGTCCTGATCATTCAGTGAATCCATATGCCTTCAAAGTCTATTGTGTAGAGAAGGTCCGAAAATTAGGGTTTTCTGTGGTTGTTTGGTCGGACTGTATCAATCGTCTTCAAAAACCATTAGATGAAGTATTTGAAGAGACGGTAAGAAAGGGTGTATATCTACAAGGAGATGAACATGGAAGTGGTATATTCGCAAACGATCGTGCTCTGAATTATTTTGGTATTCTTCGAGATGACGCCATGAAAATAGAAGCAATATATGCGTGTCTAATGATATTTGACTTTAGAAACACAAATGCGTTATCATTTATAAATTTGTGGAAGAAGGCGTGTGATGATGGAATTTTTATTGGAAAATGGGACAATAAAGATCAAACTGAAAGTCAAGATATACGATGTAAAGGACATCGACACGATCAAACAAGTGCAGAACTTATATCGCATATTCTTAACATTCCTAGATCCGCTCCACTCATCGGTAATAAGTCAAAAAAGTACTTTACTTCGTTTCGATATCCCTGAACTATAACTTAAGGATGAAATAAGTTAACTAAACAATGAAAAAAGTTGCAATTATCACTGGAATTACCGGCCAAGACGGCTCGTATTTAGCTGAACTTTTATTAGAAAAACAATATCATGTGATAGGAATGGCACGGCGATCATCTTCACCGAATTACGATCGTATTCGTCATTTACTTACTAATCAAAACCTTGAACTCCACGAAGCAGACATGTGTGACACGACATCTATTCGTGAGGTTTTACAATGTATTGTGCAGTATGATCGTATTGAAATCTATAACTTAGCAGCACAATCCCATGTACATACATCGTTTCGTCAACCAGAATATACAGCAAATGTAGATGCGATTGGTCCATTACGGATTCTTGAAACAATTCGTTCTCTCGGAATCAGTGCAAAGACTCGTTTTTATCAAGCTTCTACATCCGAACTCTTTGGTAAAGTTGTTGAGGCACCGCAAACAGAACAAACACAATTTTATCCTCGAAGTCCGTATGCAGTTGCGAAATTATATGCTTTTTGGATTGTTAAAAACTATCGTGAAAGTTATGGAATGTTTGCGTGTAACGGTATTCTATTTAATCACGAATCTGAACGACGAGGAGCTGAATTCGTAACTCGTAAGATCACGCTTGGTATAAATCAGCTGTATAAAGACCCGAACTTTGTGCTTGAATTAGGGAATTTAGATACACAACGAGATTGGGGATATGCTCCTGATTATGTGGAAGGAATGTGGCGAATTCTTCAACATGACACACCAATTGATTTTGTACTCGCAACAGGGGAACTACATAGTGTACGAGAGTTTTTAGAAGAGGCCTTTTCATGTATTGGAAAAACGATTCGTTGGGAGGGAGAAGGAGAGAATGAATGTGGTTACGATGGTGATCGCATTGTTGTACGAGTGAATAAGGATTTTTATCGTCCAGCAGAAGTCAATACACTCATAGGAGATGCGACATTTGCTAGAAATTTGTTAGGATGGAAAGCAAAGGTTTCGTTTAAAGAACTTGTATCAATTATGATTAAACATGACTGGACAAATTAACATGGATTCTTCCTTTGGACAAGCAATTGCTACGATTGCATCAAATCCAGCCTATAAAAAGTTTTGCGAAGTTGGTACTTGGAATGGTCTAGGAAGTACTCGTTGTTTTTATGAGGGTATAAGACGAAACCCAGGTGCTGAATTGATATCGTTGGAAGGAAATTACGAGATGTATAAATCGGCATCAACTGTTTGGAAAGATGTTCCACAAGTTAAAGTTTTATATGGAACACTTCATCGAAATATTATGAGACCTAGTGAAGTTATCTCGCATCCGTTATATAGTTTTATTCGGGAACACTATAGTCAATATTATGAATCTGAAAAAGAAGCCTGTTTAAACGCTCCTCTTCTTACAGTTCCTAAATGTGATGTAGTTCTCTTAGATGGTGGAGAATTTTCTACAGAGGGAGATTGGAAAGAATTATATCATCCAGGTCTTAAGGTTGTTATTTTAGATGATACTCATGTCATCAAAACAAATAGAATATACAATGAACTGAAAAGAGATTTCAGTTGGAGAATCGTATATAATGATGTCGGGTCACGCAATGGTTGTGCAATTTTTGTGAGAGTCTACCAATAATATGCAAGTGTTTGAAACGCGTGAAGATATGATAAATATACTTGTGGAGAAGTTTTTGAATTACGTAGAGGTTGGTATTTTTGAAGGGAAGTTTTCCGAATACATCGCAAATACATTACATCCTTATAAATTCGCATTAATTGACATTTTTCAAGGAGTTACTGGTTCTGGAGATCAAGATGGAAATAACTTCAAATATATACAATTGGAAAATACATACAACACATGGAAAGGTTACGAGAAAATGTTTCCAAATAACATTTCCGTATTAAAAGGATTGAGTCATAATATTCTTCCTACTCTAGAAGACGATTACTATACAATGATTTATTTAGATGCAGATCACTCTTATGAGGGAACGCTTCGAGATTTAAAACTCTCGTATCCAAAAGTCAAACACGGCGGTTGGATTATGGGACACGATTATGAAATGAATATGAAGAAGGCAAAACAATCCTATTCGTTTGGAGTAAAACAAGCAGTTGATGAGTTCTGTAAAGAGTACGATCAAGAAATCTATGCAAAGGCATACGACGGGTGTGTTTCGTTTGCTATACGAGTTGATAAATTACACCTTGATAAAGAAAATACCAGTGTAGTCTGATCGCTGAAATTCGAGTCCAGGGAAATATTCATCAATTGCCTTTTTACAACCTTTCCAATGACCATAATCATCTATGATCACCATACCTCCAGGAACTACTTTCTCATAGAAATTGTGAAGGCAAAACTTCGTCAATTCATAAAAATCTACATCTAAACGAAGTATAGCTATCTTGTCTGGTACATAACAACCTTTCTGTACATCTCCTGTATAAAATTTTATTTTTTTACGAGGATATTCTGTATTTGAGTATATATTTTGTTGTGTTTCAGAAAGTTTACATATCAATGATTTAGGAATCATCTCTTTATTCCCATATATGCTTACGTCATCTGACCCACCTTCTAAGGATACTAATTCTTCAAAAATATCATATGCGTGAAATGTACGATTGGTTTCATTATACCAATCGTATTTCAAAATCATAGATAATAAGCTTCCACCTTTCCAGACTCCAACTTCTACAATATCCCCTTCAATTTTATTTTTTTGAATGTATTCTATCGAATCAATATTCGTAAGCATACGCTCAGTTGATATCAAAGAATACTTTCCACATAGGCCTGTTATATAGTCATTTGAGGAGAAATACTTACCTACATGGTCTTTAATTTTACTTTTTGCGTCGTGATGCCAAGTGTAATGTTGAAGTCTTGCACGAGTATATTCAGGTATTGAATAAAATATATTTAAATCTTTTGGTAGTTCGTGTACAGGATAGTTCTGGCTTTCTAGTTCTTCATTTAGGTAATACTGTTCATAACTAGGATATGTTCCGGGAGCGTGTTTTTCAAATACACCTTCCAAAAATGAACTTGCCGAAGATGGAATACCAATCAACCCTCCATTGTATTTGAATGATGGTAGAAACTTAGTTTTTGGAGCCATAAGTGCAGTATAATCCCAAGCCAAGTTCAAAGCACTTGTATCGAAATCCTGTAGAACTTTGACAAAAGGAGTTCGTGGAAGTAAATCTAAATCCCAACAAATTATGAAATCGTAGCCTGGAAGAATTTTGTGTGCCAATAGTTTCCACCAACTTGGATGTGCATTTTTCATGTCTAATTCAAGTGGAGCATTTGTAATATAGTGATGTTCTATAGCGTGTCGATGAAAATAGTCATCAAGCACTTGTTTGCTATAGGAGGCATAAGAAACATCGCCTACATTTAATATCATAACACACAGTTTCATTATTCTGAATATGATACTTCATTTAAATCAATGAAACACATGATCTTCTAACACTTTTCCAGTTGGACGATCATAACATTTCTTCACTTCTGCATCCAATGGAAGGTGATAGGCTAAACAATAAAAAGAACTATCTACGGTATGAATTTCCTTTGCGTGTTTTATGAGTTCAGTATAATGAATAAACGGTTGGTTTACAAACTCTTGTGCAAGTGAGTGCCATTTATGACCTTCCGGATATACATTTATATTTGGATCAATCGTAAGAATATCATCAGGATTCCAGCGAACAAGATTTGTTCTGTGACTAGATGAGATCTGCTGTACAAATATGTAAGGCTGATCTTCTACTTTTTTGTATAAATCGATTGCTCCTTGGTATGTTGGAACATGAAAATGCGTATGACGAATTTCGGGATCAATACCCATATCACGATAAAAGTTAGAAGGTAAGTCATTCATAGAACTTCGTGGATATGTGTAAAATCCAGAACGATAAACATTCGTCCAATCCTCGGGAGAATATTCCACGCATTCACCTGGTCTTGTGTCTGTAGGGCCTTTTCCTGGAATGTAGCCGTGTTCATACGGAATAGGCCATAACTTTATCGTTGGATTATCGGAAAAAAAACTAGCAACATTGTGTGCATATTTCGCTTTACATACAACTACGGTTTCATCATGACTTAATGCGATATAACGAATTGCACCAATAAGTCCTACTTGGTCGCCCAATCCAAGATGACTAATAACTAAAGCACGTCGTTTAGGGTATCCTTTTTGTTCTCGGATATATGATTTTGCTGCCTGATTGATAACATCTTTAATACGAAATCGCATATCGTTCTTGTTTAGTATTTCTATACATTTTGTGAGGTCTAATTTATCGCGTGCAATCTCTTGCGTTATCCAAATGTCTTCGTTGACAGTGTAGAGTTGTTTATAATAAAAAGAGTGAGACTCTACATATGGTTTTAATTCTTCGTAAAGCATATCATATTCTTGTTTACAGAATTCACGCCTTTGTCTATCTTGTATTCGTTTACATTTAATATCCAAGATTGTTAGTTTATCGAGTGCTTCTCCAATTGAAACAGGTAAACGAATCATTTTAGTCTTTACATAAATTACTATTTAAATCGGAGTTGGAAAGAAAGAAAGAGAGTCATCACATATTGCATACATTTTACCTAATTTGCTAACATGATAATTATGACGATATCCAAATGTCAAATTTAAACTATTGGTTATACGACTATCTGCTTTTGATAAAACAAAAATGATCATCGCGTGAACATTGGCATCTAACCATCCATATCGTAAAAACCCGTTTTCTTTTTCAATAGCTACTAAATATTGATTTACAATAGGCAATCTCCACATATCAAGAGGACAAAAATGAAAGTTATTATAAGGAGCTACTCCTGTATAGATACCATTAACTGTAACTCTTTCAGCTTCCAATGCACTTCGAATTTGGTTCATCTTCAAAAAATTTACTCCATATATTTCCTTCAAAAAATACATAGTAAACTTAAATAAGGTCTGTTGTGAAACAGATTCGTAAAACAAAGAACGATAGATATACTTGCCCGATAACATAGTATTTTTCACAATTTCTTCTGTAAGATAAGGTTCCATAAAGAAAGAATCATCATCTAGTCTCATGTAATGAGTATAGTTTTGTAATTGAGGAGCTTGTTGAAGTTGACCACTAAAGAAACGACACATCATTTGATATCCTTTAGAACGACATACGGATCGATTAAGTTGTGAATCAAACCCTGAAAAATCGACCTGAATGAATTCTTTTACACCTGGAAAGAGTTTCTTATCTTCTTCTGTGTAATCCTCGTGAAAGATGAATATATCTGTAGTAGGGAAGTACTTACGAGTTATAGTATAAGAAACTTCTAACACTCGCATTCTTGAATCACCTGAACGGATTTTAAAGTTACGAGGAGATGCTAAATATACAATACAAAAAGACATTCTTATACTTTCACAACAAATGTATGTAGATATCTACAGACATTTATTAGGGTTTCCCCCGTTTTTTGTTTTGTTTTTTTGTTTGTTTCGTTCTTTGTTCCACCCGTTTAGTTGGAGTAGGCAAGACCACCCATACCGGACATCACACGGAGAACGTTGTAGTTCACGGCATACACGCGTACCTGAGCAGTACGAGAGTTGCGTACAGTGTTAACGGACACAGTCAACTGGAGAGTTGCCTTGTCGATACGAGAGAAGTTGCAAGTACCACTGGGCTGGTGCTCCTCAGGCTTGAGTGCGAAGGAGTACACATTGATACCCACAGTAGGAGTACGAGTGTGGTGTTGGTAGGGCTGAACGCGATCGAAGTAGCGACCCTCTCGTTCCGTGAAACGATCTT